CTTTTAAGCATTTAGCAGTTCGAATAATAAACTCAGCAGGTAGTTACGCCAAGTCTTATACTGACGGAAGCAATATCGCTACTGGTAGTGCTGTAGATAGTTATATCGGAACAAATACCCCTATAGCTTTATTCTCTTCCAATACTGCGGCTCAAAACTTTGTCGGATTAGCTTCTCATTTAAAGATTGCTACTACAGATTTAGGCGAGGGCTGGATAGTTACCGAGTATAACAATCAAAACAGCCCTGGAACATTTTACTCAATAGGCGAAGAAGAAGAGGCCCCCGCCGGTGAAATTAAGACTGGACCTATCCCGTTGTATTTTTCGGATGGATTTTCATGGTAGATTAAAATGTCATAGTATATTAAAATAAGATTAAAATGATAAAATTAAATTAGTAGAATGATTAAAACTAAAAAAATGGGCGAGGAAGAAATCAAGATGCTGATTCGAAAAGAAATAGCCAGCTGTTTCGACCAATTAACAAAAGATGTTACCCAATTAAGAGAAAGTAATCGTAAATTAGAGAAAGGGATTGAGAGAATTGAAAGGGTTTTGGTCGGCGATAAGGATATGTCTGATATAGGATATGCTGAAATGATTAAATATAGTTATGATTACGCCAAAAGAAATACTGAAAAAGATATAATAATAAGGGGTGAAAAAGCAATAGCACATTTTGAAATGTGGGATATTGAAAAGAAATGGGATATGATTGGAGAAATCATAGATAAGTATAAAATGCTAAAATGGTTAACGGCTTTAATTGTCGGATCTGGTATAATAAGTGTTGCTAATGTAGTTTCGGTAATTATTGATATATTTAAATTAGGGTGAATCAAAAAATACAAAAGCTTATAAAAAAAGCAATTAAAATAACTCCAGAAGACGAGTTTAAGTTGCGTCTAAAAAAGGAACTAGAAGAACAAAAAGATAAGAGGTTGGTTAACAGCATAACTAAAGATGTAATTGAGAATTTGGTTCCATTAGATGATAAAGTGTCCCTTGTGGCCGAAAAGGTGTATGAATTGGAAGAGAAGAATAATGAGGAGAAAATTATGTTGAAAAAACACAGGATAATCTTAGAAGAGGTTAATGGCAGGTTGAGCGATTTAAAAAAAGATATTAAAGACTTAAAAGATTTAGTATTTACTATTAAGGGGGAAGGGAAAGATTTATAATATAATTAATTAAAATTAAAAACTATAGGAAATCCAGTAAGTAAATTAGGAATGAAAAGCATACCAGATACCACGAATATTGCTGGATCAACATCAATATTGGTTAATGGTGGAATAGTAAAACAGTTAGCAGTTCTAAATGAAAGTCGCAGGTCTATTTTACTAACAAATAAAGGTGTTTCTTATCCAGTCTATCTTGGGATAAGTAGCAACACTACATCTGGCTCATCTGGTGCTAATTTTACATACATAAGTACGGGCGATATTATGAGATTAGGTGACTATTCTGGGCCACTTTATGGAATTCACGCGGGAGCCTCTGGTACTTATGAACAAATTGGGGTTCTAGATATCGGGTAATATGATTTAAGTTTGTTGCTTAAAAATATACTTTATTATACAATAGGGTATATTTAATTAGGGGGTCTTCTAGATATGTCAAAAAGTACAATCGCATTAAATATTATAATGCGAGATGTTTCAGATACCATAATCCCTTGCTTAGCTTCAATTGGAAATAAATTAGATAAATATATTTTCGTAGATACTGGTTCAAAAGATAATACCAAAGATTTGGTTGAGAATTGGTGTAAAGAAAACAGGGTTGATTATAAAATAATAGACTATAAAGGATATAAGTTTTCCAAAAAAGATAAAAGAGATAGAAAGAACTGGGGTGATATTCCTCAATATGATTGGGATTTCGGAGATGCTAGGCAAATAGCATTATGGAATACGGATACCAACTGGATATTTTGGACAGACGCAGACGATATTGTAACTGGAATTGACGCAATAAGAACCATAATTACAGATGCCGAATTTAACAATTCCTCAACAATATATTTTCCCTACCATTATGCCCAAGACCAGATGGGCAATGATGCAATCTATCAATATAGGGAAAGACTGATTAGGGTTAAACAAGACGGGAAAAGGATTTCTGAGTGGAAAAGACCAGTACACGAGTTTTGTCAAGTAGATGGAGAGGTTGCAAAGCAAATAGCCGTAAGAACTGAAGTACATATTTACCATAAAAGAACGATTGAGCATGTTATTGAAACCAATAGAAGAAATAATAGGATTTTATATAAGGAATTAGAAGAACAAGACAGAATTGGCAAAAGGGATATGAGGACATTATCCGTATTGGCTTTTGACCATTATGAACATAGAGAATGGGAAGAAAGTATTAGATATTATAAGCAATTATTTGAATTGGTTGCAAAAGAAAAAGACTTAGCCGAACCTCAATATTTCAATCATTATAGTTCTTATGCTAGAGCCTGTATTTCCGTTGGAGATTTTGAATTAGCGCATAAAAATATAGAAAGAATGATTACGGTTAATCCCCAATTGATAGAGCCTTATTTGTTAAAGGCGGAAATATATATTCTTATGGGTAATTTAGATTTAGCTGAGGAGTATATTAAACTAGCGGAAAGAAAACCACCAGTAGAGAATATGTCGCCAACAAGTCCATTGGAAATGAAGTTGAAGCCATTGTTGATGAGGGTGGAAATTGAGGGTAAGAGAGGTAATTTAGAGAAGGGTTTGGAATATCTAACTAGGGCATTACAAATTGTACCTAATGATGGGAATTTACAAACACAAAGAAGAAATATGCTGGATAACTTATCGGTTAAAGATGCCTATAATGGAATATTTGCATTAAGAGAAGAATTGTTCAATACCGGTGAACTAGAGAAGTTTATTAATCTGATTGCGGTAGTTCCAAATTCTTTATTAAATAGACAGGAAATAGTACAAATAATGAATGAGGCTAAAGCCGAATGGGATTATTATAAACAAAGAATGGGTACAAAGTTAAAGGGGAAAAAGAAAATTTGTATTTACATCGGCCCCGCCTATGAAGATTGGAATCCCAAGACAATTAAAGAAAAAGGTTCTGGTGGTAGCGAAGAAATGGGAATGAGAATGGCTAGCGAATTGAGTAAATTAGGACATGAAGTTGTTGTGTATAACCAATGTGGATTAAATCATAGTGGGACTTTTGATGGAGTTAAATATGTTGATTTTAGACAATTTGATGAAAAGGAAATGTTTGATGTTTTTATCGCAGAAAGAACTCCAGGAGTATTCTCTAAAAGATTAAATGCCAAAAGACAATATTTATGGCTACACGATACACATTATGGGGAACAACCAAGAAAGTTGTTTAATTTGCCAGACAAGATTTTTGTTCTATCAGAAGCACATAAGAATATTTTAAACCAATATTACAGGGGAATAAATGATACTAAATATCATATTACAAGAAATGGAATTGATTTAGATATGATTAAAAAGGGTGAAGAATTAAATGTAAAAAGAGATCCTTTTAAATTAATTTATTCAAGTTCTTACGATAGGGGAATAGATAGGCTATTAAAGTTATTTCCAAAGATAAAGGCAAAAGAACCAAGAGCAACATTGGATATTTATTATGGATTTGATGTTTATGATAAAAGAATGGAAATGCTATTAAAAAATGGTGACCCAGAAGGAAAAGCCCTAAAAGAGAATAAGGATAGATTATTGGAATTAATGAAACAGGATGGTGTAACCCACTATGGTAGGGTAACACAACAGGAATTGATAAATAAATATTTCGGCGCCGGTATATGGGCCTATCCGGCAGGATTTTATGAAATTTCTTGCATAACCGCTATGCTGGCACAATCTTGTGGGGCAATACCTGTGGTTTCAGACTATGCTGCACTTTCAGAAACAGTGCAATATGGAACGAAATTACCGATGGGATATAGTGATGACGAATATGTAGAAAAAATATTAGAGATGATGTCGGGTGATTTCGATAGGAAAGAAATGATGGATTGGGCGAAGAAGAAATATGATGTAAAACCATTAGCCAAAGAATGGGATAAGCTATTTGAAGAATAAAAATGAAAAATTGTCTTTCATGTTTAACACTAATAGTTTTATTGTTTATTTGTTATTTTTTATATTCCAATGGCTAAACCTAAAAAGATATTGGTTACTGGTGGATTCGGGTTTATTGGTTCTTATGTAGTTGATGAGTTATTAAATAGGAATATGATTCCAATAGTTTATGATAATCACTTTTTCGCAAATCAGAAAAGATTTGAGTTTTCTTATGAGGGTTTAGAATGTTATTGTGGCGATATTAGGAATATTGATAATTTAAGGAATGCAATGAAGGGGGTAGATGGTGTTATACATTTGGCGGGTATTTTAGGTACACCAGAAACATTACAAAATCCTGAAATAATGAGAGAAACAGTCGATGTTAATATTCAGGGGAGTTTAAATGTGTTTGATTTAATAAAAGAATTTAATGTTCCTTGCGTATATATTCAAACTGGTAATGGTAAAAATTTAAGTCCATATCCAATTACAAAGGATTGTGCTGCCGACTTTGCTTTTACATATAATAAAGAATTTGGAACGAAAATAACAGTAATAAGAGGTTTAGTTGCTTATGGCGAAAGACAGAAACATTATCCAATAAAGAAGATATTTCCAACATTTATGACGCAGGCAATTAGGGGGGAAGATATAACTATAAATGGAAACGGAGAACAAAAGCACGATTTTATTTATGCAGGAGATTTAGCAAATGTATTAATAGATGCCTTAGATAATAATAAATATTTCGGTTTTGCAATTGATGGTGGAAGTGGATATGTTTATACAGTAAACAAGATTGCCGAGATGATTAAAAAGGCTACAAATAGCGAAAGCAAAATTGTACATACCGGGCTGTTAGAAAATGGCAATGTGAGAATGGGCGAGCCGGCCAACGATGCTATTTTATCTGACAACAGTAGGAACTTGATTAAAAAGTATAAGCATAGAAAAGTAGAAGATGTAATAGGTAAGATTGCAGATTGGTATAAAAATGTTTATTTAAAACAATTATGAAAATATTATTAACCGCTAGAGGATTTTTGGGAAGCCTATTAGAAAGGGATTTAAAAGATTGTGGTCACGAAGTTGTTGTAATGGGTAGAGAATATGATGTTAGAGATAAAAATTCTTTTTCTAAAATCAGCAAGAAGGGTGGGTTTGATTTGGTAATTCACAATGCCTCAATCGTATCTAGCGTAAAAAGTATAGATGACCCTTATACAACCTACGAAACGAATTTAATGGGAACTGTTAATGTATTAGAGCTATGTAAAAAGAATAAAACACCAATAATCTTTATGTCTAGTTGCAAAGTACAGCCGAATTCAAGAGAGTCATTAGGCAGTTATGGCGTATCCAAGATTTGTGGCGAATTAATTGTTAAGGATTATTGGAAAATATATGGCGTTCCGTATATCATCGTTAGACCTGCAAGTATTTATGGAATAAGCCAAGATGGGACTTCAATTTTGGGCTGGATAACTTGGTTTATAAAGGCGGCAATTCATGGCTATAAAATAGATGTTGAGGGAGATGGGGAGCAATTAAGGGATTCTATCTTTGTGGAAGATTTGGTAGATTTAATAATTAAAATGGTTTCAACATTTTATGAAGGTGCTAACGAAGTTTATGAGGCGGGTTTGGGGATTTCTGGCACTATCTCCGTTAATTGGTTGATAGACTACCTACAAAAAAAGGTTAATAAACCAGCGAATAAACACCATACTTTAACGAGAAGGGGTGATCCATACAGTTTGATTATGAATCCAGAGATGACAATGAAGGTTTGGGATTGGAAACCTAAATACGGAATAAAAGAAGGCATCGATATGATTTACGATTATTATGAAAAACATCCAGAGTTATTTACTAAAAAATGAAAATTTGTATTATCGGGCAAAAAAGTTTAACAGATGAGCCAATTTATAAAAGCTCAACATACCATTTTGCCTGGGGCTTTGAAGACCTGGGCGATAAAGTTGATATTTTTAGCTGGCAAGAACAGGGAAAAATAAAAAAGAAATATGATTTGTATTTATGCGTAGATTCAAGTGAAAGTTATGATGTGAGAAAAGATTTAAGACCACTTGCCGTTTACAACGGGGATACCCACATGCCAGGTGGAATGGATAGGGATTATCAAAGAAGCAAAGATGCCGACTTGGTTTTTAATGGAAATTATGAGAATGGTGTTGAAATAATGAAGCTTTGTGGAATAAATTCAATTTGGTTGCCATTAGGCTATGATAGAAGGTTTGATTTTAAAGACGAAGAATTAGAAAATAAAGATATTGATGTGGCAATGGTTGGTCACGCCAATTCTCACAAAGGGTAGAATTGTGGAATTTTTTAAAAGAAAATTATAATTGCTTAGTTGGAGACATAGATGCCCCAAGTTCATACAAAAGAGCAAAAATTGTGGTTAACCAACCAACCGAACCTTGGAATAATATTTATAATAATCGACTACTTGAAGGACTTGCTTCTGGATGTTTTGTTCTACAAAAAGAATTGAAAATAACTTCTTACCAAAAACTACTTCCCGTTGGGATGGGATACGAGCTGTGGTGTGATTTAAACGACTTAAAATTAAAAATAGATAAATTACTAAGCTCTTGGGATAAAACCCTGTTAAAAGCGAAATTGGGTCGCCAGCGAGTGTCAAACGGGTACTCTTATAGACACCTGTGTCAAATTATTAAAAATTATTATCTTAATCTAAATGGAAAGATTTGATTTTTCAAAAAAGTTATTTTTTCACCCAGAAAGGATATTAAAAATTAAAAATGGCGAAAGACCATTTCCTTTAACAGTAGAAATTGACCTAACCGATGTTTGCAATCACAGGTGCGTTTTTTGTTTTACCCCGAAAGACGATAAAGACGGAAAGAGGACATTAAAAACTGATAGGGTTTTAAAATTATTAGATGAATTATGGGAGATGGGAACAAGGGGAATTAGTTTTACTGGTGGTGGTGAAAGTATGTTACATAAAGATTTTAAACTAATTGCTGATAGAGCAAAAGATATTGGGTTTGATTTGGGATTAATGACGAATGGATCGATGTTGATTGATGTGGATTTAATAAATAGAGATTTTCAATGGGTGAGGATTTCTATGAGTGGTGGAAATAGTGAAATTTATAATAAAGTTCAAGGGGTAAATCATTTTGAATTGGTTGTAAAAAATATTAAAAATTTATGTAGTAAAAAGAAGAAGGATTTAGTTGTTGGGATAAGAATGTTGGTGAACGAAACAAACATTAAAAGTGTAAAAGATATGATAAATACTTTTGAAGATTCTGGGATAACATATATACAATTCGCAGCCGACCAATTTGCAAAGAAGGATATTACTATGGGATATAAGTTTAAAAAAATTTTAAGAGATATTTCAACAAAGTTAAAAATACATACGCAAGGATATGAGATTGAACAAGATAAAGCCTTTCCCCAAAAGTGCTATGCACATTATTTTCAAGGGGTAGTTAACGCCAAAGGTGAAATATTGTTTTGTAAAAATTGCCGAAATTCTAATAAGTATAGAATTGGAAATATTTATGATAATTCTTTACAAGAAATTTGGGAAGGTGAAATTGTGAAGAATTTAGAAGCGTCAATAACGCCATATAATTGTGGACTGTTTTGTAAAAATTCAAAACTAAATAATACGATGCAAGAAATTTTGTATCCAGATAATTCTATTCAACCTAACTTTGTAAATTAATGAAATGCATAATATTGGCGGGTGGTAGAGGGACAAGGCTAGTTCCTTTAACAGACGAAATGCCAAAGCCATTGGTTAAAATTGGAGATAAGCCAGTTTTGTATCATATAATTGAAAGATTGAGAATGGGTGGCTTAACAGATTTTATAATAGCGGGTGGCTATAAATGGAAGATGATTGAGAAATATGTTGTTAACAATCCAATAGATGGTGCAAATATTAGAGTGATTGATACTGGATTAGACACATTAACGGGTGGAAGATTAAAATTATTAGCCCCCGAAAGTGGAAGGGTTTTTGTAACCTACGGAGATGACATTTCAGATGTGAATGCAAAAAATGTTATAGATTTCCATAACGATAGTACAAAATTTGGTATAACAATGACTGGAGGTCGTTCAAAAAGTAATTGGGGACATTTGGTAGTAGATGGCGATAATTTGTTGGTTTTTAAAGAAAAGCCAATATTAGATGATTGGATAAACATAGGTAACTTTATTATTGATGCTGAAATATGTAAAGAATTAAAAATAGATGAAACATTAGAGGATTTTATAAAAAGAATGATTGGTAAGTGCAATGTAAATGTATTTAAACATAATGGGTATTTTTATGGGATGAATACTTATGCAGATTATATTTTTTTAAACGAGCTATGGGAAAGAAGTCGCAACTGGCCAAAAATATTGTAATTACCGGAAATAGAGGTTTTATTGGTAAAAATTTATTACAATACTTTCTTTCAAAAGGATATGTTGTTAATGGAATTGATTTAAAAGATGGTAATGATTTAAGAAGCTTGGATTCGTTAAGAAGACTGATTCGTTCATACAGACCTGATTATGTTTTTCACCTAGCCGCAATAACACAGGTAGGTGAGGGCTTAAAACTACCTAAACATTGTATAGAAAACAATATATTATCAACAGTTAATATTTGCGAGGTTGCCAAGGAATTTGGATTTAAGTTAATTCATATGAGTACCGATAAGGTTTATGGTGAAGGCCTTGATAAGAAAGAGGGACATATTTTAAGTGCGAAATATCCGTATGATGTATCAAAATTGTGTTGCGAAAATATTGTTAATTCTTATAAGGAAACATTTGGTATAAAATGCGTAATAGCTAGGTCTTGCAATGTTTATGGAATGAATGACGATAATATCAATAGAATAATACCAACAGTATTAGCCGGAATAGATGATGACTTAGAAATAAAAATCAGAAGCAATGGTAAGTTAAAAAGGGATTATATTTACATTGATGACTTGCTAAATGGTTTAGAATTAATTATGGATGAGAATGGTGTTTATAATATTTCTTCTGGTGAAAATTTGAGTGTTTTAGATATTTTAGATATTGTGAAAAGTATTTTGCCTGGAAAAATAAAGTATGTTATACTAAATCATAGCAATAAGGAGATAATCAATCAAAGCTTAGATTTTAACAAGATAAGAAGACTGGGCTTTACTCCAAAACATACAATGGCTAAATTTTTAGGGGAATATTTATGCAAGTACCAGTAGCCGGTAAATCAATTTCCAATAAAGAGATAGAAGAAGCTAAAAAAGCTCTTGATGAAGGTGTCTGGACTGAAGGGCATTACTGTCTTGAATTTGCAAATGAGTTAAAACAAAAAACCAATAGAGATTATTGTCAGTTAACAAATAGCGGTTCTAGTGCGAACTTTATAGCTCTTGCATCGTGTAAACTTGCCTTTAACTGGGAAGATGGTGATGAAATTATAACCTGTGTATTAGGATTCCCGACAACAGTAACGCCAATAATTCAATTGAATTTGAAGCCTGTATTTATAGATGCTGAAGGATTGAATATTAATGCCGATTTAATTGAGGATAAAATTACGAAAAAAACAAAAGCGATTATGATAGCCCATACCTTGGGTTTCCCGTTTGATTATAAAAAAATACAAAGAATTTGTAATAAATACAAACTTAAATTAATAGCGGATAATTGTGATGCATTAGGTTCAAGAATAGGCGAAGTACCATTGGGAAGTCTAGGAGATGTTTCAACATTTTCGTTTTATCCCGCACATTTTTTAACTACAATAGAGGGTGGTGCAATTACGACCGATAATATAAAAATTTATGTGATTGCGAAGTCGTTAATTAATTGGGGAAGAGCTTGTTCTTGTCCACCAGGAAAAGATAATACTTGTGGACATAGATTTGATTACCAAATGGGCAAATTGCCAAAGGGTTGGGATCATAAATATACATATCTTTTTGCGGGTTGGAATTTAAAGATGAATGATATTGAGGCGGCGATAGGTACTGTCCAGATGAAAAAGTTTGATAACTTTGTACAAATAAGGCGTAATAATTATTTAGAATATTCAGAAAGAATTATTTATGACTGCGAGCCATTATTAGATGGAGTAAATCCGTTTGGTTTTGTGATTTATACGGAAAACTCTATTGAGTTTATCAAAAAATTAGTTGATAAAGGTATAGGGGCGAGATTAGTTATGGGTGGAAATTTACTAAGACAGCCATTTCTAAAAGATTTTGGGAATCCTGATGAATTTGTCGGTGCAGATAAGACAGCTAATACTGCTATATGGATTGGTGTCCAGCCAAGTCTATCGATGGACGAAAAAGACTATGTTGTTAAGACTATAAATAAATTATGATAAGAACAGCAGACCCTAATTTAATAGGGAATGAAAAAAAATACTTACAAGATGCTATTGATAAATGGAGAGATGGCAAATTTAATTATTATAAAGAACAATTTGCTATCGCTCTGCAGGAATATTTGGGTGTCAAACATGTTTTGTTAACAAATTCTGGAACTGGTGCATTGCATTTGGCTACAATGGCATTGGGTTTAAAAGAGGGCGATGAGGTTATTACTACTAAAATATCATACATAGCAAGCGCCAATGCTATTTCATATACTGGTGCAAAACCCGTGTTTTGCGATATAGCTTCAGATACTTGGTGTATTGATGAAGATAAAATAGAAGAATTAATAACGCCGAGGACAAGGGCAATAATGCCGGTGTATATATATGGGAATATGCCCAATATGAGAAAGATAAAAGATATTGCGAAGAAGTATGGTTTAAGAATAATCGTTGATGCCTGTCCAGCAATGGGGTCTAAACAATTAATGCCAGTTGAGAATGGCGGAACTGGATTAAAATATAAAATGGCTGGTTCAATAGGAGATATTGAGTGTTTTAGCTTCCAAGGTGCTAAAATACTAACAACGGGAGAGGGTGGTTGCATTTGTACAAATGATGAGTTTTTATGGAGCAGAATTAAATTTTTTAACAATAATTGCGAAGTAGAAGGAAGAAAGTTTTATCACAATGGTATTGGACATTGTTACGATATGAGTAATATATGCGCAGCTATGGGGTTAGCGCAGTTGGAAAAAATAGACGAATTGGTTGATAAAAAAAGAAAGATATTTAGTATTTATAAAAATGGTTTGGGAGATTTATTTCAGATGAATTATGAAAGATGGGATACTATGAGTAATTATTGGATGAGTTCAATTGTTTTACCTGACCATATAGATAGGGATAAAATGATTTTAGATTTGGCAAAAAATGGAATTGATTCCAGGCCTATCTTTGCCCCTTTATCCTATTTTAATATATGGGATGCGTCAAATTCCCCCGTTGCAGAAAGGATTGGCGGTTTAGGCATAAACCTGCCGAGTAGCGTTGGTATTACCGAAAAAGAATTAAAATATATAATCGCTATTATTAAAGAAAATTATGAATGAGCCAATGTTTGAATGGACAGTCAAAAATAAGATTGCCCAATATAAAAAAGAAAAGCAGTTAATAAGGCTTGATGTAAATTTGTGGATAGAAACAATGACTGAGGACGATTGGAAACAGTATAGAAGATTTATGAGGTGGAGAGAAAAGAATGCAGAATGGTATCCAACACAATTCCCTGTTGAAAAGGAAGACACGATTAAGTGGTATAAAGAACAGGTTTATGGAAAAGAAGATAGATTGATGTTTTGGGTTTGTTGCAATATGGGCAAAATTGGACACATAGGTTTAAATAGATTCGATTTCAAAAACAGAACCTGTGAACTGGATAACATTTTAAGGGGAAACGAATTAGAGCCGGGTTCTATGACAAAAGCGGTAGAGTGGTTAGTTAAAATGGCTAGGAATTATTTATTGGTTCAAAATATCTATTTGAGGACATTTGGAGATAACACGAGGGCATTAAGATTTTATAAGGGTTGTGGCTTTCATGGCATTAAAAAGGTTGGTGCTAAAAAGGTTGTTGAGGGGAACATGACGAAATATGTTGAGGACATTGATGGAAAAAGCAAATATTATGTTTATATGGAGCATAGACAGTAATGAAGAAAATAAAACTTGAAGATGTTGCTTTAAGAATTAGAGATAAAATAATAAACACTGGTTACAGACTTGGTGTTGGACATATTGGGAGTTGTTTAAGCTGTGTGGAAATTATGGTTTACCTGTATTACTATAGGATGAAACCAAACGATATATTTATTTTAAGTAAAGGACACGCAAGCTTAGTACAGTATTGCATACTGAATGATTTAGGGATAATACCAGATGAATTACTATGGGATTATCCATCTAAATTAGGGATACACCCCGAACTAGATAAGAGTTTAGGTATTTATGCATCAACAGGCTCACTGGGGCATGGGATAGGAATTGGATTGGGGTATGCGGTTGGGAACAAGGATATATCAGTCTATGTTTTATTGGGAGATGGCGAAACCGATGAGGGTAGTGTTTATGAGGCGCTAAGTATTAAAGAGAGTTTGGGAGTTAATAATTTAATCCCAATAATAGATAGAAATGGATTTAAGGGGTATGATGCAATAAGAATGAGAGCGGGATTGTTAGATGGACATAGTTTTGATGAAATAGATTATGGATTTGATAATAAAAGTAGTTATCCGATATTAGAATTTAAAACGATTAAGGGGAAGGGACTAGAGAGGTTTGAAGACGATTTAGGTAGTCATTATTGGTTTATTAATGAGAAAGATATAAATGAATATAAAAAAGACCTTTATAGATAGTTTAAAAGACGAATTGGGAGATAATGATTATTTCATTACTGCCGACTTGGGCTATGGTTTGTTAGACGATATAAAAAACAAACTTGGTAAACGATTTATTAATGTTGGAATTTCAGAACAAACAATGATTAGTATGGCGGCTGGTTTAGCACTATCTGGACATAGAGTATTTACCTATACTATAAGTCCGTTTTATTTAAGAGCATTAGAACAAATAAAGTTGGATATTTGGGGACAAAAACTATGGGATAGGGTAATCATGATTGGAAGCGGGAATGATAAATATACTTACGATAATTTTGGTCTATCTCACCATTTATTAAAAGAGGATATTGAAATATTTAGTAAATACGCAAAAGTTTTGGTTGTAGATAAAGATGTTGATGTTAAAGAGGCGATAAATAAATATAATATAATTTTTTTACCTAGATAAATGAAGAAGATATTAATTGGTATGCAAGCGGTACACGCCAATAACATTTTAAAAAATATGACAAGCGAGGCTTTGGGTTCAATTAAAAGCATTCACGACTGGAGTGTAATAGTTGATGGTAGGGATATAAGTTTGGCAGACAAATGGAATTATGCGATTAATTTAGGTATGGATTTTGATTATGTGTTTTTAGTAAATAATGATATTCTTTTCTATGAAGATACAATAGATAGTATTATAGAGTTTATGGAAAACAATCCAGATTATTTATTTGTGAGTTCTAATCAAGTGTTTGAGGGAGAGGTTGTTGATAGGCCCGAAGGTATTGATGAAAACAAATTACATTGGTCTTTTGTTGCATTTAAACCACAAGATGTTGTGGATAAGATAGGTTATGTGGATACAATTTTTGAAAGGGGAAGTTTCGTAGATACGGAATGGGAGATTAGAACAAGAAAATTGGGATATAAGATGTGTAGATTGTTGAAATCAAGGTTTTTACATTGGAACGATTCAACACATAGGTTGTTACCCAATTATAGAGATGTATTTGACTCTAATCATAAAAAATTAATAGAGAAATGGGGTGGGGACAATAATTATATGCACCCATATAATGACGAAAGTTTAAATCTTAAATACACAAAGAATGGAATTAAAAAATAATCCCGAATTAAGAGATAGCGTTAAGTATTTTGAACATTATACCGAATCCGATAAAAGTTATATGCCAGAAGAACATTCCTGGCAATGTGAAAAGACATTACCTAGATTGGCTTGGGCGGTTAGTGTAATTGGCAAAGAGGGTTTTAAAAGTGTCATTGATTTCGGTTGTAAAGATGGATTCTTACCGTTGTCATTACCAAAATATAATGTAGAAGCTAAAGGCATAGATATATCAAGAGATGCTATTGAATTAGGAAGGGAAAGAGCCAAGAAATTTGGTTTAGATGTTGATTTCCAAATAGTAACGATTGAAGATTATATTGACGATAAGAAATGGGATTGTTCTTGTCTTTTAGAAGTAATAGATAGGGTTATTGACCCAAAGGAAGTATTGAATAAGTGTAGAGAGGTTTCTGATAATTTGCTGTTAACAACGCCAGATTATTATGGCCGTTTTGGTTGGGACGATAATAGGAATGTTGAAAGATTAAGAATCTACAAAGAGCCAGAAATTAAGGATTTGCTAAAAGAATATGGTGAGATTAAAGAATTTCAAATATTAGACGGAGCTTATTTTATTTATTTAAAATTTTATAAAAATGGGAAAAAGTCAAAAAATTAAGGCCGAGAAATTAGAACTTGGCGCAGGTAATTTTAAAAATCCAGATAGTGGTTGGCATTATCAAGATATTCAAAAGTTACCCGGCATAGATATTGTTTGTGATATGTTAGATATTGATAACTGTGTTGAAGAAGAGAGTGTTAAATATTTAAAGGCCGTACATTGTATAGAGCATATTCCTACCAATAAAGTTGGGGAATTGTTTGGCAAGTTGTTTAAAATAATGGCAAAGGGTGGAAGAATAATGATTAAAGTCCCCAATTTACAATGGCACGCACAGTTATTAGGCGAGGGTAGAGATGAGGAAGCCGTCTTATATTGCTTTGGTGGACAGCTAGATGAGTTTGATTTTCATAAAACTGGATACACTCCAAAAATTTTAAAAAGATATATGGAACAGGCAGGCTTTAGTGCAGTTTCGATAGATGTTAAAACAGAAATAACAGCTAGTGCCTATAAAGAATAATTGTTAAATAAAGAAAATGAAAAAATTTTTATTTGTCTGCACAGGAAATGGCGAGTTTGCCCATTTAAAGCCGTTAATAAGGAAGGTACAAAAAGAGGGACATAAAGCAATAGTAGTTGTTTCGGATAATATTGTTCCAATAATAAGAGCAGAAGAAATAGATGATATGGATTTTGATATTTTTGGGTTTAATGATTATGATGTTTTGGGTAGATTAACTGTTTTGTGCGATTTCTACAAAATAGATGCGGTAGTAGCAATGCCTTCAAGGGGTTGGTTAATTAATTGGCAAAGACCAAAAAGTGTTAAAGTCGCCGTAACCATTGAAACCAATTTACAGTTTAGAGGGGTTGGTGGAAGCTATAAATTAGACAAGGTTTATCCAGAATGGATGGATTATTTCCTAATCCCCTGGCATCCTGAAATGTTGGAAAGGGCATTGTATTCACACTATAAAATTACTTCCCTAGAAGGCTATCCCGATTTACAACAAAAAGTGAAAGCAATTGGCTGGGTGCCAAGTAATATTGAAAAAGGCATTCCGAATAAAGAAAATTATGCATTCAGTTATTTTGGTAGTGCTAATACTGCAAATGAGGGAATACTACAACATTTGGCAGATGCGTATTTTGAAGTAGAGGGGACAAGAGGATTAATTGCAATTGGTAATGACATAGTTACTGGTAATTTTCCTAGAATGGAGATTTATCCAGCAGTTAAAGATTATGATAGTTTACTAGCCAATGCAAGAGAGGTCTATTTACATGAGGGTTATGGATCACTTATAAAGTGTATAGCAAATAAAGTACCCGTAATGACTTTTTGTGCAAAGACACCAATTAAACAAATGGAAATTCAACCATTAGTAGATTTGGGATTGGCCTACAAGTTTGATAAACCATCGACCGCATTAGATATTGATAAGAATAAATTAAAAGAAGATATATTGAAATTTAGGGAAATGAGAACAGAAATAAGGAAGAAACAAGAACAATATCAAATGAATGGTGAGGATAATTTCTACAAATTAATTATGGAAAAATTATGACATCAAAAGAGGCTCAAGAAAAGTATTTTGAAAGATTAACAGAATACACTATAAGTCTAATAAGAAATTGGAAAGATAAGGGCTATACTGGAAACATAACCATTAATTTCAACGATGGCTATGTAACCAGTTTAAAACCGAGTTTGTTTTATGGCATCTCGACAATGCCTATTATGGAAGGATTGTTTAAATGAGTAGCGAAAGAAAAAAGCTGGTCAAAGATTTGGATAAAGCGTTTGGGAATTACATTAAAACAAGAGATGGCTACAAAAGTGTAACAAGTGGCAAAACCGAAAGGATTACTTGTAGCCATCTCTTTAGTAGAACTAGCTATTCAACAAGATGGGATGAAGATAATGCATTCGCCCAAACGGCAAGCGAGAATTATACTCATGAATTTGATCCCTATCCATTAACGAGATGGTTTATTGGAAAGTTTGGTCTGAAGAAGTATGATGAATTGCATAAGAAAAATAAAACTACAGTAAAATTTAAAGATTGGGAATTAGAAGAAATGATAAAAAAATACGAAAATAAATTAAATGACTTGATTATTAAAAAATAAATGTTATAATTAATCATATTAACAGAATTAATAAATGAGAGATAATATCTCTAAGTACAACAAAATAGAAAATGGTGTGATCTCTCACATTGTTAATTCTGGCAAATTGGACATCTTCGGGTGTCCTTTTTGTTGTCTTTTTGTTCTTACAAAATATAATTAAAGCAGCTATCAGCGCATCTGCTTCTATGTTCTTAGGAATTAGGGAAAAACTTGGGCTGAAGTCGGTAGTCCACCTACGCGAAAGCACGGGGAAACGCCTTAGGGTCGGATATAAAGCGTTATAAGTCCAAAGTAGTTTTGTTTTTATGAACTACTCCAGAGGTAACTTTATATCAGTCCGTGCCGTCTGGTAGGTGGTTATTACCGAACATTGAGATATAAATAACGATATCTCATAGTAATTATATCATATATCTTTAAAGTTTTATTAGCCCGTATATAGGAAACCAGAGGTAAAGGACCCTTCTGTATCTATATATTTTTTATAACACTTGACACAATATAATAGATTTAGTATTTTATAATTAAGTCATTCACAGTAAACATTAGAACCTGTAAAGAGGCGGTATCACAACAAAATAGGTTGTAGATATCGTCTCTTTTTATATTATTATTAAAACAAAAATGGGAAAAAAGAAAAATAAAAATATCGATAATGAACAGAAAAAAGATTTGATGTTTTTTGTAGATTTAAGTGACGGGATAGGAGATTATAATTTAGCAGATAAGAAGTATAAGAAGCAGATTCTAAGATTTGGCAAGTGGTTATATGACGATGCTGAGAATGGCGAATTTGAGGTAAACAAAGAAAAGGCAGAAGAAATGGTTAGAAACTTTAAGGAAAGAACAATAGAGAATGTACCCGTTACAAGAGGACATGTAACGCAAGAAGAAATGGATAAAAATCCGGATTTAATTGCGGGATATGTAGAAGATTTATCTCTTGAAGACGATGGGGTATATGCTATTATTAAGACAGTAGATGATGATGCCGATAAAGAGATTGCTAAAAAATATAAGAATGTCAGTGCGAGCATTGATAGTAATTATCAAAATCACGAAACTGGAGATTTTGTAGGTTGGGTAATGAGGCATTTAGCATTAACAGTTGAGCCATATATTAAAGCATTGAATCCAAATTTTATTGCTTTATCAGATGAGTATAATAAGAAAATTGTATCTATTAATCTTGATGATATGAAAGAAGAAGTTAAAGAAGAAGCAAAAGAAGAAGTTAAAGAAGAAGTTAAAGAAGAAGTTAAAGAAGAAGTTAAAGAAGAAGTTAAAGAAGAAGTTAAAGAAGAAGTTAAAGAAGAAGTTAAGGAAGAAGTTAAGGAAGAGGTAAAAGAAGAGGTAAAAGAAGAAGTTAAAGAAGAGGTAAAAGAAGAGGGAAAAGAAGAGGGAAAGGTTGGAGAACCGAAAGAAACAATAGAAGATATAGAGGCCAGGATAAGGAAAACAATAAAAGAAGAATTAAAAAAAGAATTAATGGAAGAAGCTAAGAAAGAGTTGGGTATTAAAGAAGAGGAAAAGGATGAAGAAGCGAAGGGTGAAAAGGGGACTGAAAAAGAAGTTGATGGTGCTGAAAAAGAGCCAAAAATGTCGGAGGGGAAACCAGCCGGCGAAGCTAAACTTTCTAAGCTAGAGCAGAGTTTGAAACTTGCCGAGAGCAAGATAAAACAGCTAGAGCAAAAAGAAATCGAGAGTGAAGTTGCGGCTTTTATCAATAAGGGAGTTGTATTACCCGCACAAAAGGATACAGCGGTATCGCTTTTAAGAAACAAGGCTGTGGTAAACCTTGCAGAAGGGAAAAGTGATAGTGTCTCAAATATGTTTAGGGCCTTTCTAACAAATACTTTGCCACAGGTCGATTTTTCTGAGAAAGGCGTTCCACCAAAAACAAAGGAGGAGAAAGAGAAACCTAAATCATTTACTGGCTTAGACCCAAAGGAAATGGAAAGGCTTGAGAAACTTTATCCTACTAAGGGTGTCGTTTAGTAAATATAATCTCAGGAACGCATTTAATTTTTTAAATTTTTGACATGAGTGCATTAAGCGCAAATAGAGATTCGAAGAGATCAGTTGGAGATATTGTTTCAATGGCTGGAGCTTCCGGACAGCATATTTATGCAGGAGCTTTAACACAAATCAATACTTCTGGCTATCTAGTAGAAGCCACAGGTGTAACTGCAAATAGATTTGCAGGAGTCGCTTGGGACGAAATAGATAATAGTTCAACTAACAAAAAACTATCTTCAATTTCTAATGGTGGTTTGTATGGAAGAGTTTACCAAAAAGGTGTCTTCACCTTCGCCGCAAATGGCACACCTGCACAAACAGATATTGGTAAAATGGCCTACATTTTAGATGATCAAACAGTTGGAGTTTCAGTTGGTTGCTATGTACCAGCAGGTAGAATCGTTGATTTTACTTCCAGTACATACAGAGTAGCTATCGATAGTGCCATTGGTTATCCAGGGTGCTTCTTTGGCTCAGGTGCAAGTGGTTCGTGGATAGGTGCATAAATTTTATTTTTTTATGATTTTTAGAAATGTTAACAGTTAATTCAATGCCTCAATCTCTCTTACCAGATGTAAAGGCACTGTTCAATCTAGGTCGGGAACAAGCCGCACCAATCTTTAACAATTTCGGAAGGATTACTACAATTTTAGAATCCAATAACGAAACTGAAGAAATGGATGCAATTGGCTCAGTTCCAACTTGGAGAAAATGGACAGACGAGAGAAGGGCTGGTGGTTTTAAAGAATACAAATACAATATCAAAAATTATCCTTGGGAGCATACAATCTCATTGGATAGAAGATTATTGACATTTGAAAAGACCGGCCAGATTAAAATGAGAGCTACATCAGCAGGTGCTGCTTTTGAAAAATGGCTTTCAAAGAAAATATGGAGTACCCTTAGAGCAGGTTCCTCATTAGTTTGTTACGATGGTCAATATTTCTTTGATACAGACCACTCATGGAGTGGAACTGCACAAAGTAATTATGGTGGAAATTCACCATTGGATGCAACAAATCTTGCTGCAGCAATGGCCGCTATGACCAAATTTACAGACGAACAAGGACAAGCTCTTGGCATCAGACCAAATCTTTTGGTTGTAGGACCAGATAATGAGCAAACAGCATGGGAGTTGACTAAATCTCAATACAATACTGGCACTGCTTCATTTAAACTCAACTACTTCCAAGGTTTGGAATATGAGGTAGTTCCTTGGATTGCAGGTGCTTCTACACAAAATGAATGGTATCTAATTGATACTACTCAAGTTGGTGCAAAACCTGTTATTCATACAAGAGTAACTCCAAACCCAGAAATTACATCACAGGAAAAAGAATCGTTTACTGGATTCAACAGAAATGAATATCAGTATGGCGGATACTATGATGGTGGTTTTGGATTAGGTGACTGGTTTACTGCTTACAAGAGTGGTATGAATGATCCAACCTTAACAGTCGAAGTAAATCCTAGCGATTACTATGCTGGTTAGTTAGAGGTTAGCTCGATTTGGTGGAGGGCAACTTCCACCTTCGAGAGGTAATTTTTAAATAACTATTTATGAAATTAAAAGTTTGTTCAAGGAAGGGAAAGCAAGAGTTTAGAAGGGCCGGGTTCTTATTTACCCCAAACCCAATAGAGGTTGATGTGGATAAGGAAACCGCCGAAAGAATTTTAAACGAAGCTATGTTAATTGTGTCCATAATCAAAGAAGATAAAGAAATTGAAAAAATAGAGAAGATAGAAAAGACAGAGGAAATAGAGAAAACGGAAGAAAATATAATAGAAAAGGTTAAACAAAAAATTAAATTTATTCCTCCTAAAAAAGGGAAAGTTAGCAAAAAATGAGTTACTCAAACATACAAAAAATTAGAGAAAAAGCGGGGGTACAAAACATATTTACAAGACAGCCGTTACTTTCAACTGGATTATCGTATGTTTGGAGAGTAGATACTGATGATAATACAAAATTAGTTCCAAATATTAGCGATGGTGCTACAAGTGCCTCTATTAATGATGTATTAGTTGAGATAAATGGTTTAAGTATTGGGGCTTCAAGTATCAATCTTAATACTGGTGAAGTTACACTAACAGGCGGTTCAACTTCCGGTGCCTGCGTGGTTGCGACATTTGCGAGTTCTCCAATAGGTGATAAAAAGGTTTTTGATTTTATGATAGAGGCCAATTCAATCGTAAATAGTTATTTAGCAAAAGCATATAATCTGCCCTTTGGTTCATGTATTCCGTTTTTATCAGATTTGGAAACTAAATTGGCTGCGGGTAATTTATTACAATCAAGTTTCGGCACAAGTGCAACCGACTTAGCTGAAGATGGGTATAAGATGCAAGAGGAAGCGTTACTGATTCTTGAGAAAATATCTAAACAGGAAGTTGGTTTAGTGGATATAGATGGTAATACAATACCAACAAATGAAGAGGGTTCTGGTGGTGGTGAAAGTGATGTTGAAAGCGATATTGGTAGAACGCAAGGCACATTGTTTATTACGGAAGAAGAAGAGTTTACGCCACATAATTTAGATGATTATAGACCTTGATGAATATTAAGATTGTTACTAATGCCGATAAAACTAAAAATCTTTTGAATAAATTAAGAATAGGTTTGAATAATCCAAAAGAGCCATTAGAAAAAAGCATAAAATGGTTAGAGAAAGATACACAGGAGAATTTTAAAGGCGAGGGAAAATTATATGGTGGTTGGAAACGATTGGCGGCAAGAACTGTTAGGGAAAGAAAAGCTTTGGGGTATGGTGGAGAACATCCGATACTACAAAGAACAGGTAAGTTAAAGGGCGGTTTTGTAACAAGGGTTGAGGGAAATAAAGTTGCTACAATAAAGAATAAGGTTGAATATTTTGAGGTGCATCAATTAGGAAATAGTAAGTTGCGAGTACCTAAAAGGACTATGTTAGATGTGAGAACCGAGGGGATTAATGCGATTATTAAATATTTTGTTGACTGGATTGTTAATTTAACTAAATCGTATTTATGAAATATATTATTGATCAAATAAAAACAGTAATCGAGAATGGCTTGGGTAATAAGATTGGATATTACTACATAGGAAGACCGCATATTCTCCCTAAAGAAGTCGCTATGAGGGGGTACATTGCAATCAGTCCCCTAGAAGATGAAACGAACTTGGTGCAAACACAAACAGACCAAGGTATATATAGAGTTGAAATTGAGGTTGGCAGAGATGTGAGGAATGAATGGAATCAGATGCCACAAAAGGTTGGTACAACAAAATGGTTGATGGAGATAGTGCAAAATACCGATGAGAATGGATTGTTAAAAAATGATACGATTAAATATGTTTTAAGAAATAATTTAGTACAAATTGGCAAAACACATATAATGAGCATATCCTATGACGATATAGAAGTAGAGGAGCAATATGTGAAAGTTGCCAAAATTTTATTAGAAATAACTACTTTACGAAATTTACAATGAAATATAGAATTATAAATAATAAGGGGTATAATATTTTTTTTGATAGGTTTGAAATATTGCCGGGGGAAAGTGAAATAGAATGTACTGAACATGAGGCATTGATTTTAAGTAGCAGTAACGGTTTGATTGTAGAGAAAGTGAAAGTGGCAAAAGAAACAAAAGAAATAAAAGAAGCAAAAGAAACAAAAGAAATAAAAGGGGAACATATTAATTTATTAAGAAAATAAAATGGCACAGGCAATAGCGTATAAGAACTTGGGGGTCGCTGTGGAAGGTAGCTATGGTGCGAGTATTGCACTGGCTACATATCTACCGGTCAAGTCGTTCTCAATGAACTTAGACCCGAATTTTACCTTAAAAGAAGATACCTCAACGACCGCATTGGGATACGATAGAGCTGCATACTTGAGAAGCGTATATGATGGAAGTGTTGATTTTAATGTTGACCCTGTATCTATAAGATATTGGTTGAAACTGGGTATGGGAATACCAGGTTCGGGTATTACGATAGGAGCTGCATTAAGTCCCGACAATGGTGCAACTGCAATGGGTTTTATTCAAAACAATACGGGTGTATTGCCTTCGTACAGGATAGATAAAGATGAGGCGACTGCGGTTTCTGCTTATTTGGGTGTAATTTCCAAATCAATGGAAATTAAGTCAAGTGGCGATTTTGTAGAGGGAACATTAAATCTAAGTGCCAAGACAGCCTTTGCGGGAACAACATTGAGTCCTACTGGCGTAACTGTTAATCCATTAGTATTTGCAGAAAGTAAGGTTTATTATGGTGCAACTGTAACTGGTTGCACAACTGCTATTGATGTAGAAGATTGGTCGTTCACTTATGATACACAGGCAGAAGTAACTCATTTATCTGGGAGTAGAGATGCTAGTAGAGTTGACCCGAAGATACCAAAGGTAAGTGGAAGTTGGACAAGATTCTATGATGATACTAATTTTGGATCATATGTAGGAGCCGGAACAGAAAGAGCATTGAGAATAGAAATAGTAAGTTCACAGACATATTCTGGAACAAGTCCATATAGATTGAATTTCTACTTTCCAAGGGTAAGATTCAGTAAAACGGAAAGACCTTATGAGGCGGGAAGTTTTATAAAAGAAACAGTGACTTTTGAAGGAATGTATGATATAAATGCCGGCTATTTAATGAGGGCGGTATTGCATAACGGGTTAAATAGTTTTTAACAATTGAATTAACGGGGGAAAGTAGTGAATAAAGTTTAGAATAGGGCTAACTACTTTTCCCCTAGTAGTTGGCCCTATTTTATATTTTATATTTTACTATCAAGGGGAAATGAGGATTACCTTACCAAAAAGCAAGTATGTTTTAGAATTGAAAGATTTTATGTCTAATAAGGTCTTTAGAGAGTATCAAAAGATATTGGTACTTGATACCGATGTTGTTGGGGGAAAAGATGTAGAAATTAAAATTAAGATGGCACAAATTTATGAGGCACAGGATTTTGTTTTAAAGGATAGTATAGTATCTTTGTCTGATGAGAACGGGAATAGTTTAGAAAAACCTTTTGATGTGATACAGGATTTGTCGGTAGAAGATGGTAATGTAATTTATGCTAAAGTTCAAGAGTTGATAAATGGGTCGACAATGGATGAAAAGGTAAAAAAAAATGGGTAAAGAATTGCGTAAGATGGTTTAGCGGAATAAACAAAATAGACAATAAAGATTTTGCTCACTTACAAAGATTGGCTATATGTAGAGAAATGAAATGGACATTTAAGGAGTTTGACGAAGCGGACGAAATAGACATTGAAAGGTTAATATATTATTTAAACACAGAGGAGAATAATTCTAAGGATGGCAAAGACTGATGTACGAATCATAATTGAGGTCGGGGGTGCTGAAAATGCCGTTGAAAAAATAAAAAGTGTCGAAAATGCGGTAGGTGGCACTGGTGGAAATGGTGGTTTAGTAAAAGCGTTTACGGTTGGTAATTTAGCCGCAGCCGCGATGACAAAAGGTGTAGAACTGGCTGCTGATGCTATTATGGGTATCGGAAGGGCTGCCGGAGATGTTATTAAGCGATCTTATGATTTGGCCTCAAGTATGGAACAAACAGGTATCAAATTTGAAGCGTTGACTGGTAATGCAGAGGTTTCTAAAGAAACTTTAAAAGAATTGGCTGATTTTGCTTTGAAAACCCCATTTTCATTACAAGACCTACAAGAAAACTCTACAAGACTTTTGGCTTATAATGTAGAGGCAAAAGATTTGATTCCAACACTAGGCATGCTTGGCGATATAACTTCTGCTGTCGGGGTAGAGAAGATGCCGCAATTGATTCTTGCCTTTGGACAGGTAAAGGCCGCAACTAAATTGACGGGAATGGAATTGAGGCAGTTTACGGAAACTGGAGTTCCTATGTTGGCTGCTTTGTCAGAATCTATGAATGTACCTATTAAAGAAATACAGAAATTAGTATCTGAGGGGAAGGTAAGTTTTGAAGATGTTCAAAAAGCCCTACAACTTTTGACTTCAGAGGGGGGCAAGTATAATGAAATGACGCTAAAACAATCTAAATCTATGGCCGGCGTAACACAAAATCTGGAAGATATGCGGGATAGGATGTTGGCAACACTGGGTGGCTACACTGTTTTTGGGGAGGAAATTGAAGGAGGTTTTGTTGATGTGTTATCAGATAAACTTGCAGGATTATTGGATTGGTTTACAGCAAACGAACCTCAAATCACGGAGTTTTTAACAAACATCTCCGTTGGTATTGGTAGTACCATTGACTGGGTGGTTAGCACTATTCAAAATCTAAAAAAATCATTTGATGAACTACAAACACAGGTGGCAGAAAACCCAACAATGCAGGCTTTTGCCGGAACATTAAAGGAGGCTGGTATTTGGTTGGAAAATGTTGGTAAGGGCATCAAAAAATTTATTGATTCATTTATAAAGCCGTTTCAAGAAAGATGGGATGAAATAGTGGGGACTTTTAAAGAGAAACTAGAACCCGCCCTTCAAAGATTGGCAAATTTACTAACTGAATTGTTTGGAAATACTAATACGGAAGCGGAGTCTTTCGAGAGTACTATGGGACAAATAGGTGAATTTCTAGGTAATTTAAGTGTTGATATGATTAAGGGTTTAATTGATGGGATAACATGGCTTGTTGATAGGGTTAGGGAAGCGATTCAATTCTTTAGACAGTTGCGAACAACTTTAATGGTTGACCTTCCTGCCGCAATACAGAACTTTGCAACAAAAATAAGTGAGTTTTTAAGCTCTATTCCCGATAGAATAAAAGAGTTTGTAGAAAAGGCAAAAGCGTTTCTGATATCATTGCCAGAAACGATTCTGTTTCAATTTGGTGTGCTAATAGGTAACATCCAGGTATTTCTAACACAAACACTCCCCAATGCTATTAGTTCGTTTATTACCAATGCGATAAGTTGGTTTCAAGACTTATTTACCAATAAAATTCCAGATTTTGTCCATGACTTAGGTGAAGTATTACAATATTTTTTTACTATTAAGTTACCTAACAGTATTAACGAGTTCATAAACAACGCAAAAAATACTATTTATAACGGAATACAAAATATTAAAAACTGGTTCACAAATGACCTTCCAGATGGCGTAAAATCTTTTGTTGATAAGACGGTTTCGTTTATCAATAGTATTCCGGGTAAAATAAAACAGGGATTAAATTCATTGATATATAGTTTTGAAAAGACCATTAATGCTGTGATAAGGGGATATAATAGTGTTCCTAGTTTACCAGATATTTCATATGTTGACTTGCCAAGGCTGGCGGGTGGTGGAA